CGTGGCGACTGGTCGAATACGCCGGAGGTGTTGCTCGCGCTCAAGGCCGCCGTCGCCCCCGGCACCGCGACCGACGCCGTCTGGGCCGCGCCGCTCGTCAACCAGAACATCGCGAACGACTTCATCGAACTGATGCGCGCGGCGACCATCATCGACCGCATCGTCGGCCTCAACCAGGTCCCGTTCAACACGAAGATTCCCGCACAGACCGGCGGCGGTACCTACAACTGGGTCGGGGAGATGAAACCGAAACCGGTGACGTCGCTGACCTTCGGCAGTGTCACGCTCGACTGGGCCAAGGTCGCCGGCATCATCGTCCTCACCCAGGAACTGATCAAGCTCTCGAGCCCCAAGGCCGAGGACGTCGTCCGCAAGGAAATGGTCGCGGGGATCGCGGCGTTTCTCGACGGGCAATTCATCAACCCCGCCGTGGCGGCCGTCGCCGGGATCTCGCCGGCCTCGATCACGAACGGCGCGCCGACCGCCGCCGGCTCGGCGAATCCGCTCGCCGACATCCTGACGTTGATCCAGCATTTCGTCACCAACAACATCGGTGTCGACGGCGTGACGTTCCTGATGTCCCCGACCAACGCCCTGGCGATGTCGTTCAAGAGCAACTCGGACGGCTCGCCGGTCTTCCCCGGCATCGACATCACTGGCGGCTCGTACAAGGGCCTCAAGGTCATCACCAGCTCGATCCTCGGGGCCAACGTGGTCGCGCTGCAACCCAAGTTAATTATGCTCGCCGACGATGGCGGCGTGACGATCGATGCGAGCACGGAAGCGTCGCTGCAGATGGATAGCGCCCCCGATTCGCCGGCGCTCGCGACGACCATCCTCGTCTCCATGTTCCAGATGAACACCGTCGCCCTGCGCGCCGAGCGGTTCATCACCTGGAAGAAGGCGAACGCGAACGCGGTGAAGTACCTGACGGCGGTCGCGTGGCCGGCGCCGACCGGCGCGCTGCTGGAATCCGCCCCGGGCGAGTAACCGGCCGTGGGCCTGCTCACGAGCATCGCCGCGCGCGTCTCGTCCCTGTTGACGGTCGCGCGCGGTGGCTGGTCGCCAATTGTCCGCGAGCCCTACACGGGCGCGTGGCAACTGAACGATCCGCTGCCGACCGAGAACGCGCTCGCCAATCCGAGCGTGTTCGGGGTCGTCTCGCGCATTGCCCAGGACATTGCCAAGATCGCGCCGCCGCTCTTGCTCGAACTCGACGACAACGGGTTCTGGTTTGAGACGACCAATTCCGCGTATACGCCGGTGCTGCGGCGGCCCAATCGCTACCAGACCCCGCAGCAGTTTTACGAGCAGTGGATGATCAGCAAACTCATTCACGGCAACACCTACGTCCTGAAAGAGCGCGACGAGCGCGGGGTCGTCAAGACGCTGGTGATCCTCGACCCGGCGCGCGTGAAACCGCTCGTCGCCCCCGACGGCAGCGTCTATTACGAACTGCAATCGAACGAACTCGCCGGCCTCCAGCAGGAGAGCGCGCCGATCGTCGTGGGCGCGTCGGACCTGATTCACGATCGGTGGAATTGTCTCTACCATCCGTTGGTCGGGATCTCCCCGCTCTACGCCCTCGGCGGCGCCGTCACGCAGGCCCAGGCGATCCAGGCGAGCAGCACGACGTTCTTTGCGAAGGGGGGCCGGCCCGCCGGGATGCTGGTCGCGCCGACGAAGTTGGATCCGGCCTCGGCCGAGCGCATCAAGAGCACGCTCGCCAACTTCAAGACCGGCGAAATTATGTTAACCGACCAGGGGATGACCTACCACGACATCGGCGGGTCGGCGGTCGACTCGGAACTCATCGCGCAACTCGGGTGGACCGAAGAAAAAATCTGCGAAGTGTTCGGGATGCCGATCAGCATTCTGAACAGCACCAAGCAACCGCCGTATGCGAACGCCGAAGCGTCGCAGTTGCAATACAAGTCGCAGTGTCTGGAACCGCATCTCGCGAGCATCGCGGCGTGCCTGGGCGACGGCCTCGAGCTCCCGCTCTATCTCTCGCTCGAATTCGACGACACGCTCTTGATCTGGATGGATACCGCGACGCGCACGACCGCGGCCAAGACGGCGATCGCCGCCGGCATGTCGGTCAACGAAGTGCGCGACACCTACTACGGCCTCGGCCCCGTGCCCGGCGGGGAGATGCCGTACCTGCAACAGCAGTACTACCCGATCAGCGAGCTCGCGGATCGCGCGGCCTCGACGCCGGTCGTGGCCCCCCTGCCCCCGGCCGCCGACGCGCAACCCGAGGCGGTGACACCGTGACGCTGGAGTTTTCCCGTGTCACGCTGCCGCCGCTCTGGACGCTCGCGCAGGCGAAAGCGCATCTGCATCTGACCGACGCCGCGTATGACGCCGACGTCCAGCAGAAACTCGATAGCGCGCAGGAGGCGATCCTCTCGTACCTGAACCTCTGCGCCGATGCGACGTGGACCGCGGTCACCGCGCCGAAGCCCGTCACGCACGCGATCCTGCTCTTGACCGCCTACTACTACAACGACCGCGGCGACGGTGACGTCGCGGATCCGTGGCCGAAGATTTACGACTTGCTCGCCGCCTATCGCGACCCGACGGTGACGTAATGGCGATCGGGACGTATCAGCAGATCGTGACGCTCGACGAGACCGACGGCGCCGGCGGCGTCCGGCCGCTCACGCCGGCGACGTGGTACTGCGCGCCGATCGCCGAGGGCGGCGGCCTGCTCACGCTGGTCGGGCACTATCACGCGGGCATCACGACCGCCGCGCGCGTCCACTTCCACGGCCGGACGTTTCACGTCGACGGCGTCCTCCATCGCAACGCCAAAGCGTTCCAGACCCAGATCACCTGCAAGGAAGTCTTCGACTAATGCCCGCCGTGCTGTCGGTCAAATGGGATGGGCTCGACACCTTTAAACAGGAATTACAGGTGTTAACGAGCGATCTGGTGCGTGAGGCCGAGGGGATTCTGGTCGCGTCGGCGTTCGATGCGGCCGACGCGGTGCGCGACGCCTATCCGTACGTCGAGGGCGGCCTGCGGCGCGGCGTGACGGTGATCCCGTCCCGCGGCCGGACGCTCGCCGGGGCCGAGGTCAAGAACCTCGCCCCCCATGCCGCGATCTACGAAAACGGCACGACCACGCGCGCAACCCATCAGGGCTACAACCGCGGGCGGATGTTGGGCACGCCGACGTTCCGACCCATCACCGCCCGCTATCACGACGCGGCCTTGACCGCCGTGATCGATCGCCTCTATGCCCACGGGGCCGCTCGCGTCACGGGCGACCCCAACAGCGACTAAAAGGAGCACACATGTCGATCAAGACCGGCAAATTCGGGAAAGTCAGTTGGGATCCGACGGGCGGCACGACGCTGGTCGAGATCATCTCGCTCAACGGCTGGACCCTCTCGGAAGAAACCGAGATGGAAGATGTCACGTGCTTTGGCGACACGAACAAGGTCTACGTGCCCGGCATGAAAGACCTGAAGGGTGACGTGAGCGGGTTCTGGAACAGCGCCGACCTCGCGCTCTGGAAGGCGGCCGACGCGGGCACGCCCGGGACGCTGAGTCTCGTCGTCAACAACACCGAGCCCGGGTTCAAGTGGCAGGGTTTGGCCTACATGAACGCGTCGATCGATGCGTCGCTCGCGGCCCCGACGGTGAAGGGCACCTGGGCGGCGGCGGCCTCGTGGACCGTGCCCGGCCAGATCGTCGCGACCGGCGCGACCGCCGGCCTCCCCGGCACCTTCACGCCCGCCGGCGCAACCCCACCCGCCAACCTCGCCGCCATGACCGGGATCGTCGCGTCGCCCGCGACCAACTGGACGATCGGCCAGCACGTCGAGATGGGGAACGGATCCGATTGCAACTGGAACGGGACGGCCTGGGTCGCCGGGATCCATCCGTAGATGTTCGACGAACTCGTGGTCCACGGCGGCGAGGCGACGATCTCGTGGGCGTGGCACACCGCCGCCGTGTGTCGCTCGTGGCGGATCTACAAGGGGAAGAAGTCGGGCCAGTGGTCGCTCGTCGCCACGGTGACGCGCGCCGACGCGTTTAAGTTGCGCCAGCGCCCGTTGCTCTTTAACGCGCCGCGCAAGGGTGGCTACTGGTGCTGGCCCGTCAAGGCGATCACCGTGCTGGACACGCAGATCACCGCGGCCCTCGGGCCGATGGAGGCGTAATGAGTCGACCGCGTGGCGTGAATCCCGAGCGGGTCCGGTTGCCGCTCTCGGATGGCGATTATGTCGACGTCAAAAAACAGTTGACGGCGGGCGAGTATCGGCGGTTGCTCTACGATCAGTTCAAAGACACGGCGGTCGGGGAGCGGCCGACGCTCGACCACGCGAAGATCGGGACGTCGAAACTGTTGGCCTACATCCTCGGGTGGTCGTTCGTCAGTGTCGTCGACCAACAACCGATCCCCTACGACCCGCAGGATCCCGAAGAACTCCGCCGCTCGGCGCTCGATGATCTGCTCGACCCCGACACCTATCGCGAACTCATCGCCGCGGTCGACGCCCACGAAGCGCGCGAGGAGGCGGCGCTCGCCACGCAAAAAAAAACCCGTACTACCGCGCCACCATTGTTAGTGACCTGATGATCGCCATGCGGTTCCACTGGAAGTACGACTGGGTCGCGGAACTCCCGCGCGACGTCTACGAGATCCTCGTGACGGAACTCCAACAGGAAGCGAACGCCGAATGGCGGTGACCGCCAAATTCGACGCCGATTTCAGCGCGTTCGATCGCGCGGTCCAGAAGGCCGAACAAGGCATCGACGGGTTCGTGGCCGGCGTCGCCGAGGTCGCGACCGGGATGCTCAGTGCCCAGGCGATCATGAACGGGCTGTCGGCGGCGTGGCAGGCGTTCACGGGGTTCCTCGACGACTCGGTCAAGTCGGCCGAGGCCGCCGAAGTCGCGCACGCCAAGATGGTCACGGCCCTGGAGGCGCAACATACCGCGCTGCCCTCGGTCGTGTCGGCCTACGGCGACTACGCGACCGCGCTTCAGAAAACGACGATCTATTCCGACGACGCCCTCCAGGCGAGCGAGGCGCTGCTGACGCAAGTCGGCAACGTCATGCCGCGCGACATGGAGAAGGCCCTCCAGGCGACGACCAACCTCGCGTCGGGGCTCGGGATCGATCTCCACGACGCGACGATGATTGTCGCGAAGGCCGCCGAGGGGAATACCAACGCGCTGAAAAAAGTCGGCGTCGTGTTCGACGAGAGCGGCGGCAAGGTGCAGAGTTTCGGGACGGTCCTCGACGCGATTACCGCGAAGTTTGAGGGGCAGGCGGCCGTCCTCGCCGGCACGTATCAAGGCCGGCTGCAGCAACTCTCGAATGCGTGGGACAGTTTTCAAGGCGCGATGGGCCGGGTGATCGTGCAGAACGCGACCGTCCTCAAGGCGATCGAACTCGTCACCGGCGCGATCGATAGCAACACGGGCGAACTGAAAGACAACGCGACCGCGACGACGTTTATTTCCGACGCGGTGATCCTGCTGGCGAAGGGGTTCGATCTCACGCTCGCGGCGATCAATGCGCTGGTCGAAGGCTACGCGCTGCTCGACCGCGCCGGCACGTCGGCGGCGACGCACATGTTGACGGCGTTTGCCAGTGTCGCCGACACCATGCTGACGGTCGCCAACGCGACGAAGTATCTCAACCCGCAGTTCTATACCGGCGAACTCGCGACCAACATGGCCGCGCTCGCGGTCGCGTCACAGCAGTTCCACACCCGGCTGACCGACATCGGCGCGGCCTCGGACGAGACCCAGAAAAGCACCGCGCGCTGGTCGGCGGCGATCGGCACGGCGCGCGAGGGGCTCGCCGGCATGATCACGCAACTGGAAGCGACCCGCGGGCAAACCGTGGCGACGACCGAGGCCACGAAGGGCGCGACCAACGCGTGGGACTTGAACACGACGTCGATCGCGGCCGGCACCGAGGCGGCCAAACAGGCGGCGATCGCCGCGAAGGCGATGGAGGAACAACAGAACCGCGCGATCACGATCGTCGAGGGGAAGATCGCCGAGATCACCAAAGCGTGGGCCGGCTATGCCGCGGCCGTCGTCGCCGCCTCGCACGACACCACGCAGAAGCAAATCGACGATGTGTACTTGAACGCCGCCGCGCAGATCGCCGCGATGGAGAAAGCGAAAACCGGATCGATTCAGGCGTACGAGGCGATCCAGGCGGCGGCCGATCAACTCGCCGGGAACATCGTCGCCAAAAACATCGAGGCCGACGCGACCACGCGCGCGCACTATCAACTCGTGGCCGACCAAGCGAAGGCCGCCTACGATTTTGCGCTCGCGCACGCGACGGAGTACACCGACGCGCGGATCGCGCAACTCCAAAAAGAGGCCGACGCCGCGACGGTCGCCCTCCAGAACTGGAGTCGTAACGCCGTGACGGCGGTCGAACAAATCAAGGCCCCGGCCGTCGAGGCTGCCGCGGCGATTAAGGGGATGCACGATCAACTGTTGGAGATGACCAACGTCGGCACGAAGCTCCCGGGCTCGAAAGAAGAAACCGATAGCATGGGCAATCGGTATCTGATCAGTCCGACCGGGCAACGCGTCCCCATGGGCCCGCATGGGGAAATGCCGGGCAACTGGTGGGAGATGTACACCGGGCAAGGCTCGACCCCCGAGGCGTTCAACCCGTTGCTCCTGCAGGGCCGGCGCAACGTCGGCACGCTGGCGGGGGCGGCGGCGGCGAGCAACGTGACGGTCAATGTCGAGGGCAACGTGCTCGGCACGCAGAACGAACTCGCCAAGATGGTCGGCGACGCGATCACCAACAGTTTCCGCACCGGCGGCAGCCGGCTGCCGGCCTGACATGGCGACGCTGGTCTACGGCGAGAAGGCGCGCATGTATGCCCTGGGCAAGATCATGCGCGGCGGCGCGTCGCGCGGCGGGTATGTCAGTAGCGCGGTCTACATCACGATCGACGGGACGCACTACGGGATGAGTCGGGCCGATCCCCGGTATGGCATCCTGCTCGACTCCCTGAGCATCACCGACGAACTCGACGAGACCCCGAACACCGCCGCCTTTACCCTGAATGGCTTCTCGATCTGGGCCGGGGCGGAAGTCCTCATCACCCTCGGATCGAAGAATGCGAAGCGGCTGTATGCCGGGTTCGCGCTCACCGTGCAACAGATGTATGTCGGCGACAAGCCCGCCAACGTCCAGGCCGCGATCCGGTGTGTCGACTACACGTGGCAGTTCGGCTTTCTGACCGTCACCAAGCAGTACCGGACCCTGTCGGCGTCAGCGATCGCGGCGGATCTCGTCGCCACGTATGCGGCGGCGAATGGGTTTACGAGTACGGCCGTCGTCCCGAATCTGCCGGTGCTCGACGAGATCACGTTCACCAACGAACCGCTCGACCAGGCGTTGACGCGGATCGCGCGGCGGATCGGCGGCTACTGGTACGTCGACTACCAGAAAGGCGTGCATCTCTTTCTCGCGGACGAGGACTC